TTGCCAGAAGAAGTTATCGGTGAAGGTAAAAAAAGAATCTTAGGCGGTAAAGATGGTAAAACTGTAGTTGATAGTAATCTTAATATTAAGAATTTCCTCAAAGGATTAATAACTAATAGTATGGATATGAGTACTATTAGTAGAACCACTGTAGAAAGTTCAGAAGATACTTTTAATAAATTTAAACAAAAGTATACTGGGCAAATCTATCATTTAGAAAACTTTAAATCTTTAGTTGGGGCAATCGATCCAATTAACTTTACAGATAATACATCTGAAATGCTAGATCAAGTTAAAAATATTCAACCTAAAAAGGATGAATCTCGTGAGCATCATACTAAGAGTATGGTTAAGTTCAATGAAGAGTATGGTAAATATATAGGAAATAATAAATTCCTTGTAGATACTTTAAAAGACGCCCCAGATACTATGACTTTCGTTTTAGAGTATGATGAAATATCGCATGAAATAAAAAGAACTTTTGATTTAGATTTGAGATCGTTGAAATCTCACTTTAAAGACTTAAAAGAAAACTTAGATTTCAGTACTGGTAAAGCTAAGACTATTAGCGATTTCACTGAAACAATGGATAATAGCTTAAAGGTAAATAGTAATGTAGGTAAATCATTATCTAGTATGATCAAGACTTCTGCTCAAACTATCCCTAAAGACTTTTCTAAACAAATTCTTGAAGGTGCAAATACTTATGTAAAATCTTTACAAGATACAACTAAGAATGCAGTGAATGATGCTAAGCAAGCTGCTAATAAAGTAGTAGAATCTTATGGTGCTTTACAAAGCAGTCTAAGTTCATTATATCAAAGCGGTGCAACCACAATAAACAGTTTTAGCGATTTATCTAAAATGGGTTCAAATGGTGAATCTATGGTCGATGTTGCATTAGATCTGGTCAATGTAGCAGAGGACTTAGGAAAACGTAAATTAATAAGAATCCCTAATGATAATATGGGCTTAATCAAGAACTTTAAGCATGCATTAGAATTAAAATCTACATATTTAACGATAAATAAACAACAGTTAGATAACTCTTTATTCAATATTAATATGAAATATATTATTAATAATAAAGATGATCATAAAGATGACACTGGTGAATATTTATTATTATCTAAAGTAGAAGTTTATACTAATTATGGTGAAAAGTTTACAAGTAATACTAGTATGAACTTTGCTAAGATTCCTAAAGGAAATAATTAAGAAAATAATACCCCATAGGAGTTCAACTCCTATGGGGATATTTTTTTATTTGTTATTATTTTGATTATTGTTATTATTAGAGTTTACATATGCAGATACGTGAACTTTAATAATTTTCATATAATCAGACATAATACGTTCTGCCATTTGGTACTTGCATTGGTAGTAAGTACTAATAGTAGAAGCCAATTTATTAGCAAATTTTTGCATTGCTGCAAAGTCTTTACTAGTAGATGTGCCATTACTATTAATATTATTAGCTACGTTATTACCGGCATTGGCAATGTTAGATTGAGATTGATTAGCATTACCTGGAGCTCCAGCATTAGCTTTAACCATATCTAATTCATTAAATACATCTTCATTCAAATATAGAAGTGCACTTTCATCTGTTGGTTGACCTTGTTGATTATTTTGAGCTTCAATTTGGCCAGCACGAGTAGACGCAGAATTCAATGCAGTTTCAATAGATTTGAATGCTTGTTGCATTGTAGTCATATCCTTTTTGATATTATTAATATCATTAGGAATATTAAGAACTGTGTTAGCAAGAGCTTGTACATCAATATCATTAGGGGTTTTATCTCGTTTAGAGTTAGCACCACCAACGAAGTAACCATTACATGCTTCTTTCCAATCACCATTAGCATCTGTGAATTCTGGATTCAATTTCTTACGAAGATCAAAGATTGCAGAATCAATATCAGTAGATGCATTAACCTTAGTAATATCACCAAGATCTAATGTAGCACCTCCACGAATACGTTCTAAACCTTTATCATAATCTTCGAAGCTTACAGTTGTAAATCCAGCTGTAGGTTTAGCAATGATATCTTTATATTTATTAATATAATCTTGATTATTTTTAATAAATTTATCAAACCAAGCCATTACTTTATTGAATAAGTTAACAACGAATTCACGAATTTTCTTAATGAATTCAATTGTTTTACTGAATACACTTTCATGTAAAGTTTGAATACGTTCTTCTACATTTACACCTTCAGCGAGAATCATTGCTTCTTTCATGCAGCAATCTGCAAGCAATTCATCATGTTTTAATTCAACAATAGAATTATTCAATTCTTCACGGCTAAGAAGACCTTTATCAATATCTTTAGATTTTAGTTCTTCAATAGCTGCTTCTTTAACTTCAACAGATTCTGTGAATGAATCAACAAATTCTGCTAAGATTTCTTGAGCTTGACGTGCACGATCCATTATAGCATTAGCTTTAGTTGTAAATACTAAATAATGGAAAGACATTACTTCATTAATAAGAGAAACTACGAATTTTTCAATCTTACTAATTTGTAACGCATTATCTAATTTAATCTTTGTAGAAGATTTATATCGTCTAATAGTTTTAAAGATAGAATTGAATTCATCTTGTACACTATTAGCTTCATTATACAAAGATTTAAAATCAATACCATAGTTTTCAAGATAATAAACTTGATCGTTTAATACATCTTTACAAACAGGTACTGTTTTTTCTCCAACAATGAAAAGATCTGGGATTCTAGTGATATCATCACTACCACAGATTTCTTCTTTTAATCTATCTAATATTTCAGTATGGTTATTAGAGATAACTGTTAGAATCTTAGTAGTTTTATCACTATCAAGTTCATAGAAGTTACCGCCAACCATTTTAAGAATATTGAATAAAATATTCTTAATATTAGGATATGTGTCATCAATTTTATATTCAGTTATTGTGCGTTCACCTAATACTCTAATAGTATCTTCGGAGCTTACATTAGCCAATAAATCACGAATAGTGCTTTGATATTTATCAAAGTAACTAATATGATTTCTTTCTTTAAAATTAATAGCAGCATTATAGTTTTTATAGTAGAACTTATTAAGTTCTACCATAACATCAAAGAATTTATCATATGCTTTTTTAGCATCAACTACTGTATCGCATTCTAATAAATTCTTATAAAGAATACGAGACTCATTTAATTGAGTTCGTTTAATACCTTTAAATAGGTCAGATACACCTGTATAACAAGCAGTACTTCCTTGGACGTATGCGAGTGGTGTTGGGTTGATCTTTTCTAATAAAAGGTTATCAAAGGTGAAAGCTTTTAAATTACTTTCCATTTATTATAACCTCCTAGATTGTAATATAGGATTCGAGTGCTGGCATTTCTTCAGCACTTTCTTTAAGTGTATCTTTAATTGGAGAGATAACTTTATTTACCAAGCCAATAGCTTTATTTATGATATAACGGAATGCCATCATTAATGATGCAATAAGTGCAATATTAAGTTTTATACGGCCTTCGCGGTGAATAATTGCTATTGGGCTTTCTTTGCCAGCTTTAATTTCTGCATCGGAATCTTTTTGAATTTTATCAAATTCACCGTTAGCCCATTTTTCGATATCAGTAACTTTTCCGGATAATAATAATTCAAAAATAGGAATTACATTATCTAGAATCCATTTAGCAGTTATAGCAATTTCCTTGAAAGATCCAATATAAGCATCTATAAAAATTTTACCATATTTTGCAACTTTAGATTTACCTTTAGAACGCTCTAATTCTAATTCTCTAGCGTTCATTTGTCTAGCTACAAAATGATCATTCATTTGAGCGAAACTTTTAAATTTAGCCATAGTTAAGAATGCATTTTCTGGCAATTTAGCTGTTTTTTTAGTTTCAACATCTTGTTTTTTTAACCATTCTTTAATCTTAGCTAAATTAGCTTTAGAAAAGATTTTTGGGTTTTTCTTTTTAATGTCTTCACGCCATTCATTAAATGACTTAAGAATATTTTGAATTTTTTCTTTAGAAGAATCTAAGTTGAGTTTTGCTTCTAATACAGGAAGATAGTCTGATTCTGATGCACCATTCATATCGCATTCTAAGATGCCAACATAAATGGAGTTATCGAAAGTTTCATAATCATTAATACATTCGAGTAGCATTTTAGAAAATTGATCCATTTTGGGTCTCCTTATATACTAAATACATAAATGACATAAATAGCTGAACTATTTATGTCATAAATGTATTATATATTTTTATTAGATATCGAAATAGGAAGCTAGTTCAGCATGTTCGAATGCACTTTCTTTAACTGCAGGTTTAGCAGTAACGCAAGCATGCAACATACGACGAGCAGAGAATTTAGCTGCACGAACTAATGCACAGTAAATAGTTGCACGGCGGTTAGATGCATTAACTTTGATTTTAGCCAAAGCTTTGATTGCAGATACGAAAGTAGTGCTATCTGGGTTCAATGCCAAAGCGCCTTTTTGTAATTCATCAATGATTTTAGCTGCAGTATTAGCATCTTGTTTAATTGCAGATACTTGAAGTTGAGCAACTTTGATGATGTCATCAACGTGTTTAGCAACCCATTCACCATCAACTGTAGTTACTTCAACCCAATCTTTGAATTGTTTTTGATCAGCAGCAGCTTCTTCTTTAGCTTTAGCTAACAATTCTTGGTTTTTATCATTATCTGTGGAAAGATCACGGAATACTACAGAAGTAGTTTCAGTAAGATCGATTGCTTTACCAGCAGAGATAGCTAAGAATTTTTCTTCAGTAAGACCCATTTTGAAAGTACGTTCTTTAGTCAAGTTCTTAGCATTTGCTTTGATGTCTTTTTCATATTTTTTTAAATAAGCCAAGTCACCTTTAACGTAAGAGTCTAACCAAGTTGTGAATTTAGCAAATAAAGATACAACCCATTTCTTAGCATATTCGAAAATCTTTTTGATTTTTTCTTTAAGAGTTTCGAAAGTAGCTTCTGTATAGATTTCTTCAGCAGTCATGCCTTTTTGGATGCAATCCAATTCATAACGGCCTACACCTTCCATAATAAGGTTATCCATACGTTCAATTTCAATAGCAGCTTCAAGAGCCATTTCGCTGAAGTTAGTAGTATCATCAACTTCTACAGAGTCCAATAATTCTACGCCTTCAAGCATCTTTGTATCTTCAACTTCTGGAGTTGTTTTAGATTCAATGAAAAATGCCATGTTATTTTTCCTCCTCGGACATGAGTAAAGATTCAATTAAAAGAAGATCAGAATTATATTCTGATTCTTTAACAGGTTTATATGTAACAGCTTTAGCAAACGCTTTACGTGCTTGAGCTGCATTAAACTTAATTAATCTAAGCATATTTGCAATGTATACATGAATTACGGCAAGATATGCAGTAGTTACTTGATTAATATATTTAGTTTCATCATCATTGTCATTTACCGATTTGATAATTTGAATGGTGTTTTCAACTTGTTTAATCATTCTATCTGCATCTTGTTTAATTTTATCCATGTTTGTAGTCAGAGATTGTTCAACCTCTTTAGCAATATCAACATATCTAACTTCCTTAGGATCTTCAAACCATAAATCTTTTATGGCTTTATCGAATTCAGAAGGGCTAGATACATTGGTTCCAAAAATATCATTAAATATAGCAACTTTATTTTTATCAGATGATATATTAGAAAACTTAGCAGTAAATACTGTCCATTTTTCTAAATAGTACTTAATATCTTTGATATTAGGATTGAAGTCTTTAAGTTTAGCATATTCAACAACAAGACCTGAACCGGATTCTAGATTTACATCTAGATCAGCCGATTCAGATAATTGTTGAAATTTGTCTTTAACTATACTTGCATATTTTTTAAAGAATGCTAAGTTGCTCATAGTAATCTTATCATAAACAACTTTAAAGAAAGTTTGAATGACTGATTTGAGTTTTACTAAGAACTTCTTAACGAATTCAATAATTTTATTTTTAATATCTTCGAACTTACCTTCAATGAAAGTAGAAGTATCTTTACCATCATTAATAAGTTGCAATTCAGTAATATCAGTGGATATAGCTTCTTTAAATAGTTCGGATTCAAAAATAGTAAACTCAAGCATAAGTTCACTAAGTCCTACACTAGATGTATAAAGATTATTATCCATAATATTAGACCTATGAATTAAATTAAGCTTCAGGTTCTACTTCAACTAGATCGCATTCAACCAAGAAAAGATCAGCGTCTAATTCTTCGCCTTCTTTAACAGGTTTGTAAGCAACTGCTTTTTGGAAAGCTTTACGAGCAAGAGAAACTTGTTTTTTACTAGCATCAATACATGCCCATGTTAATGCAGACATTACTGCAGCATATGCAGTGCATACTTTAGATACTAATGCAGAATTTTCTTCAGTAGATTCTTTTTTAACTTCAGCAATTGCTGCTTTAGTATTGGACTCTACATTTTTAGCCAATTCTTTATTAGATACTGCCCAATCTGCACCAACTAAATCGCTTTCAACAGTTTTAGCAACTTCTGGGTAAGTTTTTTCTGTAACTTCACCAACTAAAAGTGCCGCATATTTAGAACGCATATCGGAAGATTTTTCAATTTTAAGAGTAGTAAGATCTTCGAAGATTTGAAGTTTCAATTCTTCTACTGTTTTATCTTTATTATCTTCTTTAATATAGTCTCTAACATTTGGATTTTTTGTAGGCATAGTGGCAGTTAATTTACCATATTGAACTTTGAGACCAGAAAGATCTTTTTTAGCAACTTGATCTTTAAATTTTGTATAAAGCGCTTTATTATCACGGATTGCAACCGCCATGAATTTGTCAACAAATCCTTTGAAAGCAGCTTTAATTTTAGCCAATAGAGTTTCTAAGAATTTAATAACTTTTTGTTTAACTTCAGCTAATTTACCTTCAACGAATACTTTTGTATCAGTACCTTCTTGAATCATGCTATATTCTGCAACGTCAGCACGAACTGCTTCTTCAAACAATTCAGCTTCAAATTGCATACATTCTAAAGCAATAACACTTGCACCCAATTCACCTTCATAAAGAGCGGAGTTTTCAAGTGTAACTTCTTCAGTTTTATGACCGTCAAAAAATGCCATAATATTTGTCCTCCTTAAAGTATATACTTTTAAGTATAAATTTTAAAATTTATCTATTTCGCCAATATTAGGCTAGATTTATTAAATTGTTGCAGCTATTAAATAGGTAAGGTTCCTATTAAGCTATGATGATACTAATATCAAGTTTATTATCATCAGTATTAGTAGAGTTAATGTTTAGGAACTCTGGTATTTTACCAACTATAGATTCATCTTTGCGATAAATATGTTGGTATCCAGGTCCATAACCATTAAAGTCTAAGAATTCAAAATATGTAATACTATCAGCATACTTCTGAGTGATGTATGTAATAATATTAGGAATATGAACATCAGTAATCTTAGATTTATCTTCAATATACTTTCTAATATCGTTCTTAATATAGTCAATAATGTATTTATCACTAGCAGTCAATAACTTAATTTTAAACTTGAGTGATAAGTTAACTCGATTAATAGGAACGCTATTTTCAATATAGAAGATTTTGGATGGCCCATATGTGTTAAAGAATTTAATATCAATACCGAAGCTATCTTCGAGAACTTCTAAACAATCTAGAATATGAATACGTTTCTTTTCCAGTTCATTAATAAAGTTTTGAATCTTTTCTTCAGTATTTACATAATCATATCCAATAACTGGAACCCGATCTATATAGTAACTAATTTGGCCATTATCTTGCTTTTTGATTTTAATTACAGATTCAATCAAATCAGAATAGTTATATAAGAAGTCAATACCATATTTAACAGTATATTCATTAGTCAAACTATAACCATTTAAGAATCCATCGGCAAAATATTGCTCAGTTTTATTTCTACCAGCATCATATTCAAATACATTCTTACAATATACAAAGATTTTCATTGGCATATTGTTAAGCATATATCCAGGTTCGAATTTATCAGCGGCAGCTTTCATTTCATGGACATCATTAACTTTTAAACGTACGTTTTTATCAATCTTATTATCAGTATTCAATTCAAATCTGTAATCGAAACTATAAGAAGATTCATCGTAGTTTACAAATTTAGCTTCAGCCCATCTATAAGGAACTTGATATTTATCATCAGAATAGAATACTGCTATTACTTTAAGATCTGCTCCAGTAATCTTATTAGGATCATATGGATCATCTCTATGAATAATACCAATATTAGATTGGATATTCTGAAGAATTGAGATATCACAAACGTAAGTATCACGTTTAGTTAGATAGCTACGTTTCCAATTCATATTATTTGTAATAAATTGAACTTTAGAGTCTTGGTTTACATAAGTAAACTCTAAGATCTTACTAACGTCCATAATATTCAAATAATAAGATACATATAAAGGTTTCTTATTTATAATACACATGAAAGGATTCATATACAAGAAAGATTCATTACTGATTTTCTTTAACTCATCCTTGGATGCATTATAAACAACTGATGCATTAGTCTTTCCATCATATTTGATAGAATTACCTGCAGTCAATATGTAGTTACTATCGGAAATATTATCAAAGTCACGTCTAATACATTCTACAGGAATAGTGTTAGTCGGAATTATATTTGTAGTGGTATCCATTAATAAGAATGCATAATACAAACGGCTTAATGGATTATCCATTTTCTTGAAGAAGAAGATTTTATTATCTTCATCTGCAATAGTATTGAAGTAATTATTGATATCAGTACTATTGGTTACGCTACCACGAGCCAACGCTTCTTTAGGAATAAGTTTCTTCAAATCTGAAATAGATTTTTTATCTAACCCATATTGAGCTTCACCTGTGGGTACAACCAATAGATTCAATCTATCATAGTTAATATTAGAAGAGTTAACTCTGAAATAGATAGTATCTTTATATTTAATATTGCCTTTAGATCCTTGACTGGTATATAAGTTTACTGTTACTTCAGTATTAGCAGTTGGTAAATATGAAGCATTGTCAAACATAATACGAATAGTCGAAGAATCAATAAATGTATAATTACAGAAATCATTAACCCCATCGGTATTTAAACCATTATACACTGGTTTTAATTTTCTTACAGGGTTACCATATTCTTTTACATCTACATCGAATCCAGCTAATTGATTATCAAATTCAAATTGCATCATTTTAGATTCTAATGGATTAGATGTAACTATAGTTTTATGAATTGTAGAGAACTCATATTGCCTTAATTCAACTAAGCACATGATGACTGGTTGTCCATCAATTTCTGATTTAATAGTTGGTTTAAGATATGGGTCTACATCTTTAGAATTTCTAGTGATTATTGGATTTACTTGAGTTGTATCATACATCCCGGTATACACATAATCACCAGTAGGAAGAAGAATACGTTTAATGATTAGATCATATGGAATATGGAATTCATAATCACCAACCATTATTTTTACTTCTCTATCTAATCTAAAAGTATCATTGACTGTGTTAAGAATCAATTCATTTTCATAAAATATAAGCATTGCATTCATAGTAGAAGGCTCTGCATATATCTTATTTATACCAAGAGATAATGCATGGGAAATTACATTCTTTTCAAACTTGGCTTTAATAGGAATAGCTTCATTAGAATACTCCGCAGCCATAGAAACGGCATTTTGAAGAGCATTAGAATTTACATCTCCTAAATAACCAAAGATGCCCATAGATAGAGTAAGGTCATCTTCGCTAATATATTTCTTTTTAATATTTTCAATATACTGATTAATATCATATATATTGGCATTAAGCATTGTATCATTCTTTACTGTATTTATAACAGTATCAGAATAACTTCTAGCTACTGTATTAGCAGATACTGCATCAGATGCCATTTAATCTATCCCTCCCATTTTAATTTATAGAATCCTCTATTTGGTAAGATAGTACTATATCCAGCTAATGCTGTAGTACCACCATCTTTATAGAAGGCACTATTATTTTGATTTTTATTCATATTTAGATTCATATCAGTTTGTTGATTGCTAGGCTTTACTATATATGGACGATGCATATATTCACCACTCCAACCACCAAATTCTGGTAAGTATCCACCAAGTCTAGGATTACCTTTAGTGATTAAATTACTTATTTCATTAAAGTCCTCAATTATATTAGGATCCATATCCTCAACAAATGAAGCCTTAAATTGAACCGTAAATTTAATATTACCATCTGCAGGCAAATCAGAGAATGTATTACGTGGAACCATCTTTGGATATACTCCAAAGTATTTAGCAAAGTAAACTATAGATTCACCATCTTCTCCGACGATGAATTTATACATACTCATTTGATCGTGAATAACTTTAGAATCAAGATATGAATCATCAACAAAGTCAACTAATCCATAATGCTTCATTCGTTCATATTCATCAAATAGTCTAAACCACATATAAACTTCTAAATATTTTGTATCTTCAAATTCAATAGAGAATTCATGATTCTCATCAGATTCATAAGAAGTCCCTCTATAGAAAAGAGAAGATCCTAATATATTTTTAGAAGTTTCATAATCGTTAGCCGTAGAGATATCTGGAATATCTACATTAGATCTCTTATAGTTAGATAGCAAATTCACAAATGGATTATGTGTATTTACAGACCAACTTAAGCTTTCTAATACAGAATGATATCTATCATATGCTTCTCTAAATAATGTATTATTTGCAATAGATGGATTTAAGACGTTACCATTAAAAATTTGGAGATCAGGCTTTGTAAAGAACACATATTCTCTAGTCATGCCCATCCAATTTTGTGGATCAAGTCTTTCATATCTTGCAAACTTTGTATATTTTTCAGATTGCGTTACACGACCAGATCCAAGTCCTAATCCATTAGCTTTTACGAATTTTAAAAGCCCATCATTAGAACCAGATTCATCAATCATTGGTCGAGTATCTCTATTTAAAACATTTATACTTTTTGCTTTATGTGCATTGCCAGTTTCATCTTTGGCACCAGTACCAGTAAAACCAAAGTCATTATTGTTTTTAACGATATTAGACAATTGGCGTCCTCCTTTCCTGGATTTTAAATTAATCTTATGTTGAAGAAGGGAATAAATATCGTAATTGTATATTATAATAGTGAAATAAAGCATGTTTGTGTATGATAATCATAACCCAAACTTCCAGCTTATTGTTATTCTAAATCATTTCAATTTAAAGGCTGGGTTATTATGACTAAATCTATACACTTATATGACAATGATCTAAAAGAGTTAGCTCTTGCTGATAATGCTGTCAAAATCTATACAGTTGCAATCGTCTCTGGTGATGATGTAATGGAAGAATTTGACACTGTTAGAAAGTCTGACTATGATAGAATCGTTAATCTTTATAATGCTTGTATTAATGGTATAAAGGATAAAGACTTAACCTGGAAATTTCATGAAGCTATTTCAGAAACTCCAAATAGTTATTTTATATAACAAATACCTGCATGCTTTATTTTTTTT